ATTAGATTCTCTTGGCAAGGAAGTAGACAATCCTGCTGATGCAGAACTGTTTAGTTTTGACTGGAAAACAGCTAATAAAAATTATGGCACAGTAGTAGTACTAATAGGTAAAGATCAAGATCTGCAGGTTTTCTTCGGTGATAACTTAGGTCGTACAATGGAAGGTACTGATAAAAAAGATTGGTATAGTTTCTTAGAGCAGCTTAAACAATTTGCAGTACGTAATTTATTATCTTTCCAAATTAAAGATCTATCCAAATTAAAATATACCATGCAGGGTATAGCAGCCATCAAAGAAGGTCTATTTGAAGGTTACTACGGTAATAAAAAATTCAGCTATAGCGATCAACCCAAACAGGTTAAATTAGTAATCAAACACGATCGTCCATTGGGCGAAGGCGACAAGCGTTATCGCAATATTGAAAGTATATTTGTTGAAACTGCCGACGGTGAGCGTTTTAAAGTTCCAAGTCGTAGTACCATGCATGGAAAAATGTTAGCCAGACATGTTAGCGAAGGCGGCAATCCTTACGATGCATTTGGACAGCACATTAACGAAATAGTAAGCGAAATGTCAACTTTGGCCAAGTTTGTTCGAGCCGCTCGTAATAAACAGTATTCCGGACATGCCGATCGTGTAGTAGAAACAGCAGTACGTCATTATGCAGATCTAAAGGCCAAAGCCAAACGCATGATCAGTCAACGTGGTTACCATCGTGAATTAGAGTGTTATGATCCGGCAGAAGTAACTCCAAGTAATCAATTAACCGATTCTATTCGCACTATGTTTATTGAGCAGAATTTAGATCCAAGAATTGAAGAAGCTATGCCTATCTTAGCACGCTTATCTGCTGGCGACGCCAAAATGAATGAAGCAGATGAATTCGAAAGCTGGGCTAATGATGTAACCGAAGGAACTTGGGCGTTACCTGATAATCGTGGTGAAGAAGAAAAACTCAAAGAATTAATGACCAAACCTTTACCAGTTGGTGCAGATGCTACAAATGCAGTCGAACAACTGTATGATTTAGTCGGCGACGACAAACTGTTTGATATCTTAGGTGAGTTAGCAGACGAAAACCCAGATGCTAACATATGGGAAGATCCGCGTGTGATGAATCGCTTAGAAGAACTAGGTATTGAAATACCCGAACAACTAGATGCGCCACCAGAACAAGCCGCATCGGATCAGCAGCCGCACGAACAAGAACCCACTGACGAAGCACTAGACACCGATGGTGTTATGATGACACGCCAAAGCAACATGTCTAGCGAAAGCGTTGAGCATGTTCTCAAGTTGGCACAACTACTCAGATAATTTTACCTTTTATTGTTGCTTTCATAAATACTTTCACGTATACTCAGTGTTAGTATACGTTTGTATGTATATTTTAAAACAACTTAAATCAACTTTAAAAGGCAACTTATATCATGGCATCATTAGCAGAAATCCGCGCACGTCTCGCAGCCGCAGAGACAAACAAAGGCGGTCAATCGGGCGGCGACAACGCAATTTACCCACACTGGAATATGGATGAAGGATCGAGTGCAACACTTAGATTCTTACCAGACGGTAATACCAAAAACACTTTTTTCTGGGCCGAACGTGCAATGATCCGTTTGCCATTCAACGGAATCAAAGGTGAAATGGACACCAAGCAAGTACAGGTACAAGTACCCTGCGTAGAAATGTGGGGCGACGCCTGCCCAATTCTGGCAGAAGTTCGTACTTGGTTCAAAGACAAGAGTCTCGAAGACATGGGGCGTAAGTATTGGAAAAAGCGCAGCTACATTTTCCAAGGTTTTGTACGTGAAAATCCAATCTCTGAGGATAAAACACCAGAGAATCCAATTCGTCGATTTATCATCGGCCCGCAGATTTTCAATACCATCAAGTCAGCATTGATGGATCCAGAACTTGAGGAATTGCCAACAGACTTGTTGCGTGGGTTGGATTTCCGTATCAGCAAAACCAGCAAGGGCGGCTACGCTGACTACAACACTTCAAAATGGGCTCGTAAAGAGTCTGCACTTACCGAAGCTGAACAAGCAGCAGTTGATCAACACGGCCTGTTTGATCTTTCCTCGTTCTTGCCAAAGAAGCCAACTGATGTTGAACTTCGTGTTATGAAAGAAATGTTTGAAGCATCAGTAGATGGTCAACCATATGACACAGAGCGTTGGGGAGCTTATTTCCGCCCAGCAGGTGTACAAGCGCCAGCAGGTTCCGCACCTGCAGAGGTAGCAGCACCAGCAGCAGCCAAGGCAGCTCCTGTAGTAGACGAAGATCTTCCTTTTGATCCAGACGAGCCAGTAGCAAGTGCTCCAGTCCAACTCCCAGCAGCTAAACCTACACAAAGTGCTGAAGATATTTTAGCAAAGATTCGCGCCCGTCAGCAAAAGTCTTAATGGAATTAATAGTCTTTTTGGGAATTAACGGTGAAGAATCATTCACCGTTAATCTTCACAACAACTCGTTTATTAATAAATGGATCAATGAGTTGCAGTGGTGTTTAGATAATTGTGAGTTTAATCAACAAGAAGCATTTGCAGAAATGCTGTCGTTAGAGGAATCTTCTCTAATACTGTTAGATAGTTGTACGACTATTAATAGTTATATGAAAGGATTTATTGATATAAAGCAAAACATACTAGAACAACCGCAATCATACTTTAATTACTTACATTCAAAGTTTGAGCAACTTAACGGTCCATTTAATTCCCCAACAAGACTATTTAGAATTGCACCGCCAGAACTAAAAAGTGCTATACGAAATTTAAATTTTTTTACGCATAGATGCGAGTCTAAAAAGATCTCATCGCCATGCCTTTATATAAGTTTTAATAAAGATCAATATAGACGATATCCTCTTGAAAAAGAGGATTATGATTTTTTTAAATTTAAATCAGAACCAGGCACACTTTTTTTACAATATGTAGAACTCGGAAAAGAATTTCTTGACTTATACAAAGATGGTTTACCAATCGACTATGTAAACTTCAGGAATCTGCATTATTATAGTGGTGAATGCTTTTTACGGTCTAGCGAATTTGATATTTTTAAAAATGTAAAATTTATAGAATGGTTAAGATCTAATAACATTGACCCAACCGACAAATTTTTAGGACATGGTAAAATTCCACTTGGTATAGTCGATGACATCGAATCGTATAAACATAAAGTATCAAAATATCGATACTTGAATAGAATTGAAATTAAAGGAATATAATGGCAAGTAAACCATATGATTTTTCAAAATTCCGCAAGGACCTTACTAAATCCATTGATGGATTATCTATCGGCTTCAATGATCCAACTGATTGGATCTCAACAGGAAACTATGCACTAAACTATCTTATCTCCGGAGACTTTAACAAAGGTGTTCCGCTTGGCAAGGTAACTGTATTTGCTGGCGAATCCGGTGCGGGTAAAAGTTACTTTTGTTCCGGTAACATTATCAAGAACGCACAGGAACAAGGTATCTTTGTTGTGCTGGTTGATAGCGAAAACGCACTCGACGAATCTTGGATGCAGGCATTAGGTGTAGATACAAGCCCAGACAAACTGCTTAAACTATCAATGGCCATGATCGACGATGTAGCAAAAACTATTGCTACGTTTATGAGTGACTACAAGGCATTACCAGATGGTGAGCGTCCAAAAGTCTTATTTGTTATTGACTCGCTGGGCATGCTACTAACACCTACAGATGTTAACCAGTTTGAAGCAGGCGAAATGAAAGGCGATTTAGGTCGTAAGCCTAAAGCACTTACAGCACTGGTTCGTAACTGCGTAAACATGTTTGGCAGCTATAACGTTGGCATGGTCTGTACTAACCACACATACGCAAGTCAAGACATGTTTGATCCAGATGACAAGATATCAGGTGGCCAAGGCTTTATCTATGCAAGCTCTATTGTTGTTGCTATGCGTAAGCTCAAGCTGAAAGAAGATGAAGATGGCAATAAGATCTCGGATGTTATGGGCATTCGTGCCGCTTGTAAGGTTATGAAAACACGTTATGCTAAACCTTTTGAAAGTGTACAAGTTAAGATTCCTTACGAAACAGGAATGAATCCATACTCGGGACTTGTTGACCTAGCCGAAAAGAATGGACTACTAAAGAAGGATGGCAATCGTCTTGCATTTACTACCAGTGACGGAGAAATTATCAAACAGTTCCGCAAGGCTTGGGAATCAAATGAAGATGGTTGTTTAGATAAAGTTATGTTAGATTTTGGAAAACAGCCAGTGGCAATAAGTACACCGGATACAGAAGGAGATGAGTAATATGTCAGTGGATTTAGCAGCAGCAGTATGGGAAGAACTTAAACGCTATATTGGAACCTTAGACAGAGTTGAAGCAGCCGATGCATTAGTTAACCTGTTAATAGACAGTAATTACGATGCTGATAATATTCGAGACTCGTTTAGGGGAGATTCAGAAATCAAGAAAGCTCTTAGTGCTTATCTTGCTGATCACGAAGAACACGATGATAGCGATGCCGAAAGTGTGTTTGATGACGATTATGATAGCGACGACGAAGACGAAGATTATTAAACATGTGGTATAATCAGGTAGTAACAGATCTTGGCCGGATTCCAGACTTTATTCAACATTATGAACAAGAGCTGGTATCTGCCAAGGCTGAATGTCGAATCGGCGGCATAGTCGAACGAAACATTAAAGAACTGCCGGGCGTAACAGAACATCGCTTTAATCAACTTCAAGAAATTGAAGCGGTGCTTAATTATTTAAATATACAATTACGCAAAATTCGTCGGCGGCATTTTCAAAAATATTTAGAAGGATATGCTAGAGCACTAACTAGCAGAGATGCCGAAAAGTATGTCGACGGTGAGGACGAAGTAATTGATTTTGAAACTATCATCAACGAAGTGGCATTGTTACGTAACCGCTGGCTAGGTATCATGAAAGGTTTGGAAACTAAGCAATGGCAAATGGGCCATATTGTTAGATTGCGCACAGCTGGAATGGAAGATGTACAAATATGAGTTCTTTTAAATCACCACACGACAGCCACCAACATAGTTTATATACTCTTAATTGGTTATATGAGTATGATGAATTTATGGAAAGTATTGGCACACTAATTGATATGGGTTGCGGTGATGGTCTTGATCTTGAATGGTGGGCAACACGTACTACTAGAGAGGATAATCCCAGACCATTGAACATTAAATGTCTAGGGGTTGATCAAATACCTCAACTTGCGATAGCAAAGCAATATCCAAATATACAATATTCTTGTCAAGATTTTGATCTACCTGTTGCATTGCATAAACACACCTATGATGTTTTATGGTGTCACGATAGTTTTCAATATGTTATTGATCCATTTAAAACATTGGCTAACTGGTGGAACCTAATAAGTGATAACGGTATGGCAGTTATTATTGTCCCACAAACTACCAACATTGAATTTAATGTACAGGCATTTGTACAGCCAGATTTATGCTACCATCATTGGACTATGGTATCACTAATACATGTATTAGCTGTTTCTGGATTTGATTGCTCGGCTGGGTTTTTCTTAAAACATCCCAATGATCCTTGGTTACATGCAATTGTATATAAAAGTAAACATCCTCCGATGGACCCAAAAACAACACGTTGGTACGATTTAGCAGACAAAGGTTTATTACCTAAAAGTGCAGCAGAATCTGTTAATCGTCGTGGATTTTTATCCCAGCCGGATCTATTACTTCCTTGGATTGATAAGAGTTTAATGAGCTTTGCACAACACTAATGCCATTGGACGCAAATATGCATCGAAACGATTATGTAGAAAAACTTAACTGGCAGTTAAAGTTTGCTTGGCTACCAAAAAGATGCATTTTCAATGGTGGAATCCTATGGCTAAAAACGGCTCATTATACTTCTTTCCGCACACGAGATCCACTGGAACGGGGCTACGTTCCTCCGGCTAGAACTGTGCATATTTGGATGCGTAAAGAAGATTTTCTAATAGAATCCCTTAAAGGACGAATCTAATAGATTTGATTTGAAATAATATAGCTAAATAACATAGATCGGAGACTTTAATGACCGCAAGAACATTTATACAATTTGGCCAGGCCTACGGAAACGCTACTGTTACAGTAGTAGCTACACTCGACGGAACTGAAATATTTAATGGTGTTGTTCCTAACGGATATGTGCCACCTAATCCAGAAGCACCCCCGCCAGCTAGTTTTACTCCAGGATCGTTTAGCGAAACAGCATTGTTTTCTTTTACAGAAGATGTAACCTATGCTGGTTCTAAACAATTACAAATAACAGTTTCCGGCGGACAAGTATGGATGAGCCGTACTGTTGCTGATTACGGTGCTGCATTACCTGGCTTAACTTATCCATCAATCGAACAAGGATTATTTGGATTAGCTAATTTTTACGGCCCTATATATGCTACTACAGTAGGTAATTTAGTTATTGCCGATCCTTTAAGCAACGTTTTTGTTAACGGTGTAGCTTCGCCATCAATCCCTACAGCAGATATGATAAACGGAGTTTTACCAGAAGGACAATGGTGCAGAACAATCGAAGACGGCGGCACTTTAACTGCAACTTTAAATATTATGGCCGGATCAGTTGACTAACTATAGTTTTTATCACAACAATTAAAAAGCCCCAACAGGGGCTTTTTTGTGGCTAAAATACCACAGAATTTAGTTAGACCAGAAACGGCATTTCGGCTATAATACTTGTATGCTAACAAAACGGAACACTAAATGAATATCACTACCGAACCTTACCAAATCACCAAACCCACGTTTTTTCGTCGTGTGATCCCAAAATATAACGACAGTCG